GAAACATCAAAACAAAGAAACACTATTTTGAGTTTTAACAAATATAATTGTAATCGTTATACTATCACTCCACATGAAGGCACTGTTTTATTATTTCCCAGTGACGTTATACACCAGACATTAGAGAGTCAATATAGAGATGAGAGAATTGTAATTGCAGGAGACATTCGTGTAACTCTTAAACCAGAATATTATAATCATCATCAATGCTGCACACACCCATCTCAATGGTTGGAATTGTAAAACGAGTTCTAAATAAAAACATCAAGGAGAATCATGTCTGAAAAAACTGATAATATCCTGAAGGGATTTAAAAAGACCAAAGATCAAAACGCTGTGACTGTTGAACAGGGTAAGTTTTTGATTGATGGATTTGATGGTGTTGATAATCCAGATCTTCTTCCTTTCACGAAGAAAGATATTGAAGATGCAAAAAAACAAGGAAATGAAATTGATCCACCTCTACAAGAGAGGATTGATGACTACACTCCTTTTACTAGAAACATTGATAATCGACTGGTCGAAATTTCATCCAGTATTACAACACTTAAAACTGAAATTAAAAACTTGATTGTACAAGCTGTTGGTAATACCGATGAAGATCCTGGTTGCGGAACTTTGACAGGACTATGCACTGTTTATGGTGGTGGAATTTCAACTTGTCTTGCGGGTTATGAACAGTTGACGGATGACTTATTTCAAGTCAGAGTTCAAAATATGAGTTCTCGTTCATATATTGGTCTTTCCCCAGAAGATTCTAGTACAAGCACGTTATCCTCCTCTAATGTTGGTGTTGGATCTTTCAATAGTCTGACTAAGGATGGTGGTGCTGGAATCGGTTATACTGTGACGATTAGTTCATCAGGAGGTTGTGCAACATATTACAATCAAGTCACTGCAAAGTTTGGTCAGATCGATACTCTTCGTGCAGAGGCGGATAATTTGATTAGTAATGTTAATACTGCAAAAAGAGAAAGAGGTAAGCTTGAAATCGAAAGATGGGGTATACTATACAATAACCAACAAGCTTCCGAAGAGAACTCCCGTTTAGACTCCACAGCTTCTTCAATTCAATCCAACACTATTCAATCTTTCGCATGAGAACTGAAACTCGTAAATCTATGGAAATGCTTTGGTCTGCAAAGTGGAACTTGCCAAAAGCAGCTGAGTATTGTAATCTGAGTAACAAGGAGATGAAGATTACTTTCAATGAGTATTGTCATTTCCATCCTCCCACTTGGGAAAACGGGAGTGTGGTGGAATCGGTAGACACACCAGACTTAAAATCTGTTGACCGTTAAGGTCGTGCGAGTTCAAGTCTCGCCACTCCTATAAATATCAAAAAAAGTGAGGTCTGATATGAAATACCGTATCGACACAAGATATGTCTGGTTCAATAAGAAAACCCAGATCGTGTTGATGTATTTCATGGAGAGTGTGCCATTCACATTCGATGATATTCCTGAGGAATATATCAATGATACGGATGTCAAGGAACTCGCAGACCTGGAAAATTCATACGAACCAGAAGATTTGTATACTTCTTCGTCATATTTGATTGAAGAAGGATGCCATCCACTCATCAACGATGTAGAGTTGAAGAATCCTGAATCACTTCCAGTTGACTGATGAAGATTAATCTTTGGTATTCAAAGAGTATGAAGAAGTGGCGTTGGACACTTGTAGAAGAGTGGAAAAACGGCGTCACTAAAACAGAACAACATTCTGGACAACAACCAATGTTGCGGGATGCGATGGAAGATGTTGCTAATACTGTGGAGTATATCCTGAATAAATAACTAAAAAACTAAGTATAATGGCTCTTACTAAAGTACAGACTATTGGTATTGAGACGGGTATAAGTCTAACGGGTGTCACGACAGTAACCACACTTAATGCATCGACTGATACTCTTTCGGTCGGTGGAACTGTAAACTTTGGTGGTAACGTCAGTATTGCTGGAACACTGACATATGAGGATGTAACCAACATCGATGCAGTGGGTATTATCACTGCACGATCTGGTGTGAGTGTAAGTAGTGGTGATATTGTAATTGGAAGTGCTACGACACTTAGTCAAGATAATATTTT